TTCACGAGCCAATGGCAGTTCAATAGAGGCACTTTGAATTGGCAGCTGGCTAAAGGTAGGCCCACCAAGTGGAGCAACTCCATCTGCTCCATCTGCAAAGGTGATAGATACATCTTGAGGCCGAAGAACAAGGGGGACAGAAGATCCCGTAGTAGGAGCTGGAAGGTTTGTGATTCCAGTGTGAGATCTTTCTCCTTCTAAGTCTAAAGATGGGTTGATAAGACCAGAGTTAATCCCCGTGTAGAAAACAACATTGGAAGCTTGCATTTCAATATCAGCCCTTGGGATTTCTCCGACACTAAAGTTTGCGCTGTAACTGGAAATAAAGCAGTTACCAAAACCAACAACATCATGATCATTTTGAGCTGCTGCTTTATTGGCTATTGTTAAATTGTTCGCATCTTCACCCTCTTTAACGGTAAGAAGATAAACATTTCGCTCTTTAAGAAGAGAATCTTCCACCAATTGACCAGAACACATCTGACCTTTAACTGCTGTCGTTGATTTTTGGAAACCAAGTGCTAATTCATTTTCCCCGTCTCCTAAGAAGTATCCGAAACTTAAAGTTGGGTTGACTTCAGTAAGGTTAACAGTTCCAATTCGCGCTAACTGGCCAAATTCTCTGACATCTTGACGCGCTCCAGCAAGGTCCATTTCAAATGAAAAAGTGTCAACGCGATGAAGCTGATGAGCGTCAATCATTGCTCTACCAGTTGTGGTAGTATACGGTCCTCCAATCGAAGCGTCCCATCCAGTAGGACTTACATATACTGCTTTGTTTTGTGAAATTACTCTTGTTCTTGTAGCCATATTTATATAAAAAGGTTTATTTTAAATACACTCGTTTAAGATCTTGGGAAACGATAGGTCGATAAATCGAAATCTAAGAATGCTATAGAAAAGTCCTTATTAAGCTTTTCTCTTAAAGCTTCAGAAACAACTTTTGAAGATGTAACATTATCAATATAAGAACATAAAGGATTACTGCCTTGGTTCCCTACAACACCAGTATAAGTATAAGGAAAGTCCTTTACGGAGTAAGAATAAGCGTATGGGAAACTTTCATAAGGAATGTGGGTTATTTTTTCTCTTACAGTATCTCTGAGTCTAGAAATAACAGAGTCCAAAATATAAGAATCCTTGGTCAGCACCATCACACGAACCCTACTTTGAGTGTTTTCTTCCCCACCAAATGAAAACTCTTCATTCTGAGAAGATGCTAGGGAAACAAAGCAAGCAGGAAGGAAATAAGACCCTTGATCAACAACAGCTGTTTCATTGTAAAAATAAGGAGAATCTTGCCCATTTTCTGAGAAATCAGAATGAACTAAAAATTCTACATCATCATCGTGAGAGATGTAAGTATTTACTTCTTTTACAGAATAGGTTCCAGATATATTTAACCCAGTCCCAGAAGCCGAAGGGAATAAGATACGACCATTGTTGTAATCTGTATACACATTTCCATTTGCACTTGAATCTCCCGTAATAAAATCATTTCCAACAAAAAAACCTGAATTAACTGTATCTATATCAAACTCTGCTACTAGCTGCCTATACTCACCCTGATACCCAATCATATCAGAAGGAATATCATCAAAATCTACATAACGAAAATTATTGTCTAATCCAGTAAGATAAGCCTTTGTGTCAGATTTCAACAAACGGTTCTCTAACCATAAGTAAAAGCTGGATAATAAATTTTGATCAAATTGAGCTTTCATGTTTTAAAATGTTGTAACGTTTTTATAGAACCTATCTATAATTTTAGAAATATAAGGTTGAGTTTTAAAATTAGTAGACCTTAGATCATTTAAAACCTGTATGCCTGTTCCAGACCTAGATTTAGATACGCCTCTATTTCTATATAAAAATGAACCAAGATTAGAGAGTCCTTTTTCGATACCCTCTGCCCAACTAGAACCGCTAGCCCAAGGTATTTGAGATACGCTAAAAATCTCACTTTTAGATGCAGCATTTAAAATAGATATCCTAAATCTACCATTAGATATAGCCCTGACTGTAACAGAAAGCTTTTGTTTTAAAATTTCATCTATACCTTGAGTGGGGTTATCACCACTATCAAATCCAATGAATGCAAAAAGGTTTCCATAACCACCTAAAGTGCCAGAACTATTTGAAGCATTTGGACCAGCTTGAATTTCTTTTGTAACAGGGTGATTGTAAAAATCTCTAACTAATAATTGCTGTGCTTTTTCAATAATAGGAAGAACATAACTTCTTACTTCTCGCCCAGTGATCTTACCATTTCTACCAGCAGTCACTTCGTTTAGAAGTGCGGCCTTATTTATAGTTACTTTAAACTTTGTTGCTGATATAAACGCTTTAGACATTAGTTTTCTCGTTTAAGGAATACAGTATAGTATTGAGTCGAGAATGGTCCCACATTTTTAGCATCAGTATCTACAGTAAATAAAACATCATCAATTTCAATTCTCGTAGAATCCTTTACTTTTTCGTAACCATCTGAATCAACTTTGATTCTCACTTTGCCATGAGAAGCAGTTAAATTAAATTGCGCCCCACCATCTACTATTGACTCACCCTGATTTGGCGCATAGTTTACTCTAGCTTGCACTGTATGCTTGATTAACTTAGTTTGTGAACTCAACTTAGAATCATCCTTAGTCCTACCATATAGTGGGTTATAGTTTAAATTAGAGGGTCTTGTGGCAACCTTCTTTTCAATGTAAACATAAATATCTCTAGCGAAAGTATCATGGACTTCGCTTAAAGCACTTTGAATTGCAGCTTTTTGAGCCGATGTAATTAATGAGGCCATTAAAAGGATCTGTAGGAACTTGTGGGCTGATAAGAGTCAATACTGTCAATAGGATCAATTCCGTCTCGACCAAATACTTGCAGTGGAGAAGACTTGTATTGATTGTAACGTCCAACTAAATCATTCAAGCGATCAGTAGCATCTACCTTTAAGTCCCTGAAGGTTTTAGCGACAGAGTTTTTGTTTTGTCTTTGGATGGTTGTATCACCCTCTTTTAGAGTAATCCAATCAGTGTCTCCTCCATAAGTAAAACCACGCAGGGAATCTCTAGCTGCCTTCTCGTAATAGTGAATTTGATACAGGGTTGAGAGAATGTTCTCTTCAATTGGTAGCAAACCAGAACCAGTAGCAATCTCTATTGCTCCAGTATCATTAACATAAAATTCTTCATTGGTTAGACCATTAAGTTCACCAATGTTAGTCTCAAGCCAACCAGAAACATAAGAGACGGGGAATCTCTGCCTATCTTCTGAAAACTCGTAATTTACTATTTTTGTCGCTAGTGAGCCAAGATCATTCATTAAATAATCTTACAGCAAAACCAGCCTTTAGGGAATTCTACAACTCAAACAGCTTCTTAACTTCGTCACTAACATCTTCAGTTACTGGAGTAGGTGGTCCAGCAACAGACACATTATGTTGTCTCAGGTATATGTCGAAAGACTTCTCCAAAGCCTTTTTTAAGGATGATTTTGAACTCATCTCCATTCCTGAAATCCCCACTCTTTGTGCAAGCTCTGTCATTTGAGAGATAGACATTGATCCTAAGTTCTCTGCGAAGATACTCTTGTTCAAAGTCTTGTATGGATTCATATCTTGAATACCAAGTAAGCTTTCGAGTTCTTTTGCTTTACTAATTTGATTTTCCTTTTCTGTACGGTCTTTACCGTCAGCTAATTGGAAATCTTCTAGAAATTCTTTTTTATCGGACATAACTTATCATAATAGATTACACTAAAAAAATCAAAAAAAAGAGCCACCCCTTTCGAGGTGACTCTTAATATTGAATAATTGATCCAGTAGATTACAGGATAATTCCGCAAAGAGCGCGGTCGTCGATGCAAACGCGACCCTCTTCGACTTTACCGTAGTAACCAATCTTGTTCTGACGAACAGAGAACTGATCGTCAACAAGAACGTTAAGCTCACCAGTAGAACCTTCATCAAGAACGACAGGACGAAGCAGAGCGTCACGAGAACGGTCAACACCGATAAGGATCTGCTCAGAACCTTCAGTGAAGCTCACGCTACCCTTAACAGCATCAAAGATCTTGTTGAAACGCTGTCCACTACCCATTTCAAGAATTTCGATGATATTAATACCATAGAAGCTTGGGAGTCCAGCAGCACTGTAAAGCTGAGAGCGAAGCTCTTCAGGAGCAGCCATGCTAGTAGTTCCAGAAGTAGCTTGACGAGTGTTGACAGGGTTATAAGCCATAGCGCGAATATCTTCAACAACTTCAGGAGAAACGAGAAGATCGGTCACACCAACCTTAGAACCACCAACAGGAGTTCCACCAACAAACGAGCTATTGATACGCTTGGACTTGGTGATAAGGTTATTGAAATCATCAAGGACAAGGTTAGAACCAGCAGCAGCGATGATATGATCACCAGCGGTAGCAGAAATGCTGTCTCCACCAACAAGAGCGGTAGCAAGCACATTGAATGCAGTGCGCTCCTGCTTGAGCATAACTTCCTGAGCCATGCGAGTGAAGGTCTTGGAAACAACGTCAACGCGAGCCTTCTTAGCATACTTACGGTCGAAAGCGAGTGCGCTATCAAGGGTGTAAGTGCTAAACTTCAGCTCGTTATGAGCTGGAAAGACTTGGTTGTAAGGGAGTCCACCAGCAACTTGCTGGGAGTAAACCTGTACATAATCTTCATCAGTAACATCGTGGAAGAGATCAAGAGGAAGGGAAGGATTATCATCAGCCTGATAAGTCAGAGTGGTGAAAAGATTTCCAACAGTAACGGCGTTGTTAATAACTTCAGTGACCACTGGTCCAAGAAGTTCGGCAACAGCAGCCTGAGCCTCGTAAGCCTCTTCACGATTATTCGAACCCATTGCGCGAACAAGGGCCAACTGATCTTCAGTTCTTTTAATAGTAATTTTCATAATCTGTGAGTAAATTAGAAGTTAATGCTAACAATTGCGTATTCTCCTGCATGGGTATCACCAGCAGCACGAGTTCCAGTAGCAAGGACTTTTCCGACAACAGTGTCAGCAGCAACAGCAGTTGCAAGCGTACCACCAGCACGAATTCCAAGCTCAGTATTAGGAGCAGGAACAAGTGAGCCAGAGAAAGCTCCTTCCATAAAGGTAAATACACCCTTAGTAGCTACAGGAACAGACTCTCCAGAGAGAACGCACTGAAGCTCTTCTTTCTTCTGAGGGTAAAAGCGAAGCTTCTCTCCATTCTCATCAGTGTCGCGAACGTCACGGGTGATAATTCCAAGAGCAGCATCACCAGAACCAGCAGCAGCAATTTTAAGAGGGTTAACAGCAAGAGGAGAATAAGCATTTCCTTGAGAAGTAAGGAAAGCAGATCCACCGTCTACGAGATCTACAAGATCATCGTCAAGATTAGCAGCAGAAACCTTTACGATGGTTCCAGCAGCCTTATCGGTCCCCTCAAAAGCGAACATGTTGATAACATCGTTATCATCATATTGACGGAAGGGCAATAGTTTAGTAATTTCACTAGCCATAATATTATAATTTAGTTAGAATGTTTTTATTTTGTAACTTCTACAGAGAAGTTCTCCTTAAGTTTTTCAACCAAAGAAATTTGTTCTGAGGCTTCAGCATTGTTGTTGGGGATGGGAGCGGCCTCGACCTCTTCCACTTCCAACTCGTCTTCGCTAGCCTTAACTTCTTCCTGCTGCTCAGGAGCCTCTTCTGCCATCTTGGAAGCAATAGCCTCTTCGATTTTAGCTTTGACTGCCTCTTCTTGAGCTGCAAGAGCCTCTTTGGTCTTGCTTGCAAAAAGAATAGAAAGTTTTTCTTTGAAGGTATCAAAAGCCTCATCAGAAGCTTCAACAACCTTCAACTCATCTACGACCAACTTAAGCTCTGCTTCAGTAAGTTCGTATGTGGAGTCGATAAAGTTCATACGAGAGTTAAATAACTCAACAGCAGCTTGAGCTTCGATCTCAGATTTGAGAGCGGAGAGTTCTGTCTGAACAGCATCAAAAGAAGCTTTCATTTCAGTCAGATCTGCTTCTGCTTTCTCACGAGCTTCGGCTTCAAGTTGAACTTTAGATTTCCAGTTTTCGGAATGCTCAGTAAGAGCATCACGCATAATCTCACCAACAGAGCTGGCTTGATCGTCCTTCTTGACTACAGAAGCTACGCTTTCGGCAACTTGTGTCATTAGTGTTTCGAATTGTTCTTTATCCATATCAAAAATATCGAATTTGTTGTTTGTTACAGTGTTTTTATCGTTTGGGGAATTTTTAATATTAATATTATCTTGTTCTGCTAAAGAATTATCAACAGGCTTTTCATTTTTTTGTGGCTCTGATGTATAAACTCCTTTAACTCTAGCAGCAGGTTTATATGTTAATGCAGCCCCTAAAGGATAAGTTTCTCCATGTATCAACCTGTGAACTGGATTGCCATCTTTATCTACACCTTTACCACCGAAGCCTTTTACATATTGCTTTAGCTCTTCCTTCTTTGAGCCTTCAGCGACTTCACACTCGTCCAATCTATTAGATCCATAGACGACTTTATAGTTCTTAAATGCAAGTTCCCAACTAGTAGCAATACTCTGATATTCTTCATTCTCTTCTTTCGCGGCTGTTTCAATAGCTTCCGCTAACTCTGGAAAAATATTTTTATAAATTAAACCAGCAGCGTTGATATAAAATGGTTCTTTTTTATCAGCATATGATTCAATAGCATTATCTTTAAAATCATATTCCTCCATAGAGAAAGAAGCATTGATCATGTGGCCTACGATCTTATGCTTCTTGTGTTCAATGTTAATTGGCTTGTTGATAAATCTTTTTACAGCTTCTACTGCGGTTTTAGAATCTATACCGTCGCCGTTTTTGTTAAATTCGTTGACTAAGGCTAAATTAAATACAACAGGTAATACATCTACATTTGCGGATGGATCAAAGTCATCAGGCAGTAAAGATTTAGCAGCTTCTGCAATAGATCCTTCTGATACCCCAAATTTCTCGTAGTCAGCTTCTTTGAGAGCTTTAATGTTGCAATCAAAACTACTTACCTCAAAATCTTTTAAATCCATAAAATGTTATACACTTAAATTTTAGTTGAGTGATATAAAATTGCAGCAGACATGTCATCAAGCTGATGTTTAGAACCCATATCCAATACTTCTGGATCAACATTCAGTTTAGAAAGATTATCTAAATTGTCTACAACACTAGATAAGGTTTCATCCCATTCCACTCGTGGTTTAGAAACAATAATCGACTCACAAGCGCGAGAAACCAAATCTCTCCTTTCATCATCAAGTTCTTCTAATCCAAACTTAAGAGCAAAGTCACGATAAGCTCTAAGCTCAAATTCACTAACCATTTGAGTGGCTTCAACAATATGTTTCTTAGAGAAGTTAGAATTAGATACTCCTACAGGGCGACCACCAGAAGGTGCAATAGGAGCAGCCTCTGGTTTAGCTTCTGGAGCGGAATCTTCTTCGTTTTGGTAAAGGTTAATACTGTTTACAAGTGGCATGTAATAACCTTCTTCTCTCTGCTCTTTAAATGCATCTTGTGCAGCTTCCATACTCTCAGACTTAGGAAAGATACCTGTGTTGATAACCTCCATACCTTGCTGGGGAGTAAGAACTCCAAGTTCCATCATACGAGTAGCAAGCTTAGTCATGTCCGAATTATCAAGAGTATCAGTCTTAATAAACTTAACTTCTGGCCAAGAGCGCATACCCGCATCTTTACAAATACGGCGTATCTCTGGTTGTAAGAAATCACGAATAAATTGCTGGCGAGATTCTTCTAAACGCTGAATAAATATCTTCATCTTTAATTGACCATCAGCATACTTATTATCTCCAAGAAGAACATTTTGAAGACCCTCTTGGATATCGCGGTTTAAAATCTCATACTTTTCGGGGCCAATTACTTTTCTAAGATCAGGGATAACAAAGTCAGCTTTTGTAGTATAGTCAGATACAAGAACGCGCCCGACACTTTGATTCTTGAAAATATTCTGCATCGCGGCCAATGCTTTATGATTAACGCCTCCCTTATCAGGTTCTGCCCCCATAGTAACCAACAAAACAACATTCTCAATAGAACGAGAAATAGCTTGGTCAATTTTCTTAAGCTCTAGTTTTTTGTTAATGTCATCAAGGACAGAGAAAGCATATGGGACAGAAAGTGGTTCGTAGTCTTGCTTCTTAGCAAATACAACATGTAGTAGTTCTGAAGCTAATTTGATATACAAACGCTCAGTGGTAGTAGCAGTGTTGTTTTGGATTCTTACCTGAACATCTTCTGGTAAAGAGTTATACATCTCAATCTCATGCTCAGTTTTAGGGTCTTTAAGCCTAGAAATTTCATATGGAGTGAGAACTTTAAAATACTGAAAGTCATTAAAAGAAATAGAACCCTTTGTAGCAATATCAGTTGGGTTAATGATTAAATACTTGATTGGAATAGGAACACTTTTAGTAGCCCCGTAAGTTTCCAAAATCCTTCCAGTATCAGCGGTTTTAATCTTACCGTCTACACGATACATAAAAACATTTCCTGAACGATAGTATTCACGGAAATATTGTGACTTGATATCATGAATTTTAATTCTTTTAAACCAAGCATTCACAAAGTTTCTAGCTTTAGCAGATCCACCCTCTAAAAATAAATCAGAGTCAGCAAAGTCAGAGAGCATGTCAATGGTGCTTCTAAATGCTGGAACATTAAAGTAAGCCTTTTGGCATAATTGAATAGCATCACGTACATTTACAGAGTCACGAGAGTAATCAAATGGAAGAAGCCCATCGTCGATATTTTTAAACCTGTTTTTAGTATAGCTTTGGGTAACACTGTTAGTTCTTGAACCAGAACGCTTTGTTGGTTCAGAAATGCGAGATGCAGTGGTTTCATATAAAGATTCTCCAACTAACTCTGGAGAAAACTCTTCTGCCAAAGATTGTTTTGTTATATCTTCTAAATTGTGATTAAGAGTACTATCTTTAAACTTACTCCAATATTCTGATCTCTTTGTATACTTGCGTTTGGCCATGCTAATAATTGTTACACTAAAGTTATAAAAGTTACTTTATAACTTTTCAAATAGTAAACGGTATAAATGTAGCAGTAGGTTTCTTCTCAGGCTGGACATGCAAAGAATCAAAATAAACCTTAGCAAACCAATTGCCTAGAATCAAAGCAGAATAAGAGTCTTTACGCGCTCTGTTCGGTCCTTTTTGTCTTCTGATGTTTTGGGGCAGATTGAATGACTGCGAACCTTGGGGGTTTGTGGCGACCTCAATGTTAGCACATTCTGACTTTGTAAGTTCAATGTTACTTTTCTGTTGATCAAGAAGGTCAATCATTTTTGCCCCTTTGGAACTAGCTGTAATTTTATTATCCCACTTTATCTCATCAATAGGTAAGTTCTTTTTCCTTTGCTGGTCAAAGTGATCGTCTACCGCTCTGGAAGCAAATAGTATTCTTTTATGGTCTATCGCTGCTTGCAACATCTCATTACCGCTTCTAATCCAGTTAACTGTAGGTTTTCTCAAGATACAGTATTTTCTTTCCTTTTGGTTGTATTGATTCTTAAACTGCATAATATCATTATGCCATTGATCAGGTTTTTCTAAGTCTACCTCTATAACCCCTATATCAACCTTAGCTTTCTTAAATAACTCACTTTCATTACAAGAATTAATAAATTGAACTCCTCCGTTGTAGTCACCGCATATCCCAACAATGTTAAAAGATTCTATAAGATACAGAAAGTACTTCATATGGTCTTTTAAGGACACTCCAGCCAAAGCATAACTATGAACAAGGCAAACCTTCTGCTCTTCCCTCAGAACCTTAAATACGTGCATAGCGAAGTGGTCAGCACTTGTGTTACCCGCCCAGTTAGGGTCAAAAGCAAGTAAGTAGTCATCACTTGGGTTTCCTACGACTTCAACAGCAGGAAATTCTCCATCAGCAATAGTGCAAGCCGCCATTTTAGACAATCTAAAGTAACCATCACTCTCATCTACAAATTGAGCACCAAACTCTCGTTTGAACTGCATTTCGGACATAGTTTCTTTCGCTTGTTTGAGTAAGTTTTGATCATATAACCTAGTAGGAGCACAATCATAACTTAACTGCATTATTAATCTATAAGCATCATCAGCAGCTTGTTCATCATCATCATCATCATTATTTCTATTTTGATCAAATTCTCCAAGAATAAGTCCCTCATACTTCTTGTAGAGCTTAAACATATACTCAAATTTGAAGGATGGAGATGAAAGTATTATCAATTTATTATTCGGCCATACATACCTATCTTCCTCTTTCAGCTCGCCCTTGTCGATAAGGCGGGATTCTAGTTTATGTAGTTCCTCCCTTTCAATAGGATTCTCTACAACTCCAAGGAATGGTATGATAACTTCATTGAATATCTTTTCTGGTATTGTTAAGAACTCATCTAACACTATCCTATTAAATCGAAATCCACGTAACCGTTCTCCGTTAGCTAACGGCAAAGCTATGGCGCGGCTATTACCAATTTTCAAGGTCCACTGGTCAGTTCCTTTTGTGATTTTAACCCCGCATTCTTTTACAAGCTTTGCCTCTGGCTTACTAAGGATATCTTCCATCTTCTGGAAAATTTGTTTTGATTGCCTAAAGCTACCTGCAATAACACCTATATTTGCACTAGGGTTTAGTAAACATTCAAGTAACACATAAATAGCTGTAGAGAAAGTCTTAGACATACCACGGGAGAATACGAACATCGAATAGTCCGATACCATCATACCCTTGATAGCCATAGCCTGAAATGGGAATAACTTTACCCCCAAAAATAATTCGGAGGTAAATGCAATATTCGCTCTTAAGAACTTATATAATAAATACTTAGCTTCCTCGTCTGGCAAGTTGCCATCAAGTGTTTTTAAGTATGAATTAAATTCGTTTGCGGAATAATCATTTCGATACCGCTGTTTTCCTTTCTGCCATGCCATGAACTTTTTTCTCTAAATGGTATTGAACGTCAACGTGCCACAAACGTTGCCCGTGATATAATATCTTAGGTATAATCTTCTTCGCCCCCGCTCTTGAGTAAGCAAAAACAAACTGTATGTTTTCTGGGTAGTCTACCATAAGACTACGGACATTATGCCACAAGTAACCTAAGTTTGATTTAAACTTCGATACTTTGTTGTCTTCTTCGATTTTTTCAATAGATGACTCGACAACAATGAACATGTAAGAATTAAACTGGACACAACGATCCATTTCGCGCCTGAATCTTTTGATATCTTTTCCGAAAGTTTGTCTAAAATCATCTTGAGCTTTTCTATCTACAAAGGTTTTTGAATAATATTCTCCAGCAGCAGTATAATCACCGAAGTCTAACTTGTTCTTTACACTATTATCTAAGTTGAGGGGTTTTTGTTCTCTAGTATCTATAAAAATTTGCATATCTTGACAATCTGTCTCCCAAAAGTTCTTTGGTAAGTTTTTGGTAAACCAAGAGTCTACACCTAGATCTTCAGAGAACTCAGAGTAAGATGTCCACATTTTGCGGTAGTAATCAATATTAGGCATTTGGGCCAGCATGTAGTATAAGTCTGGTGGAGTGAACTTAACATTCTTATTCTCAAACCTTTTGCGAGTATATTTGATTAAGTGATTTTTGGCTTTGATGGGAGATGTCGTCTTTAACCAAGATAAATAATTATCTACATTGTTGAAATCTTCTGAGAAATATTGATCGTAGTTTTTGAATTGTAGCAATTCGTTTGTGTAAAGATCTCTTCTAGCATAATAGTCCACATAATACTCCCCAATAGAAGTGCTATGTGCTTTAAGATGGGCGTGGAAACTCCTGCGGTTGTCAAAGGACTTACCACACACTCTGCAAACAAACTCGCTCATAATAATTCTTTTTTGGATATACCAAGCACTCGTGCTTTGTAGTCATCCATATTCTCTAACCTATCAGCCTCTTCTTCAATTAATTTATTCTGAAGTTCGGCCATCATGATCATACGGTCACGTTCTTCACGCTCTTGGAAGGCTTCAACCAGAGCAAAGATAGATCCGTTTTCTTCGCCTTTAGCTTTCAACCTCGCAGTTCTAGATCCATTCAAGTCTTTTGTCAATGACTCAATACGCTTCTCACACTGGTTAAGCTCTTCACTAGTAGCTTTGATAATCTCCGTCAGACGCAATGTAATGTCTCTTTCGTTGTCTTGGTCGTCTAGTAGTGCATTAAGCTTGTCAATACGCATCTGGATGTGTTTCTGGCGCACGTAGTTAGCACACACGGTCACATATAGATTCAATTCGTCGTTAGTGAGGTCAGGCTTATCCCAAACAGCACGGACAAACTCACTTTCGAATAAGTCTCTGTCAGCTAGAGTAGTATACTGATTAATAAAATGGTTGAAGCGAGGGCTTTTAAAATAAATAATTAATTGCTCTACTAGTTTCTTTTGTTTTGTTTGGAGGGTTAGTTCCTCTAGACTAGTGCCACAGAAATTGTTTATCTTGACAACTGCTCTGTTTATAGATTTAGGTGGAGTCCATTTTTCTTTTGTAACAATCTCGTTATCATCTACAATCTCTGGCCTATAAGTTTTTAAGAAATCGACAATAACTCTATGCTTAATACTTAAAGGCTGAACGTCACGGTCTTTAAAAGTGAGTCGAGCAATCTCTAGAGCATTCATCCCAACCTCAATATTGTCAGTCATCAAAAACTCTTTCTGTTCTTTGTTAAGATGAACTTGTTCTACTTTGGGGACAAGAGATGTATTTGCTTTTTTGTCCTGTTCTGCTAAGAACTTCCTCACTGCACGGCCCTGCTTAGACCTCCCATCAATAGTATCATCTCCAAATACTTTGCGGGTTATAAACATTAAATCTGGGTTCTTTTTAAACAGCTTAAGAATCTCCTCTTGCTGCTCCTCTGTTAAATCATATATCATTACAAATCCTCTTCTTTTACTAGCTTTGCTGCTATGTTATAAAACTTTTTCTTCAGGTTGTTTATTTGTTTGTATCTAGGTGTTTTTCTTTTACTTGTGTCTCGCTTAAACCCAAACTTCTTGGCGACCTCTACTTCATCCACATGATCTATAAACAAAAGCTTGTATATTTCTTTATGCTTGTCGTTCAACTCAGACATAACTAAAAGATGTATCTTAGCTGCTTTCTTATCATAATCTAACTCGTCTTCATTTACTCTATCCCTAACCGAAATTAAAGAATCCAAGGAGACTGGCATCTTTAAGTTAAATGCATTTTGTTTCTTATTCTTCCATTTAGCAAAGTCATCACACTCTTCATCTTGCTCCTTACTCTTAGTAAAACCACACTCCTCTCCACCCAAATAAAAAGAACACCGCAAACATGGTTTAGCAAAGTTCCCATAGTGATTCCTTATCAGATTCTTTATCTGATTACTAATCAACATAGAAGCCCAAGGCTTAAATGCTCTCTTCTGGTCCCACAAATGCCACTTTTTATAAATATGAGTGCGGATTATTTGAGATACATCATCATAATCCAACCAAGCTATGGAGTTAAGCTGCCACTTGGCCCTATACCTACTTAAAAGTTCTTCGATTTCTGGAATAAGGTCTTCGTAACTCTTATCCATCAATGTCTTGGACTCTAGATGAAGCGCAATCAGCTTGACTTTGTTTAATCATAGCATCGCCATTAGGTAGATTTGATGCTGGTCTAGACATCCTACTCCTATTCGCGTCTTCTGGGGTCGCAGACTTCCACAAATCAGTCAAAGTTGTTTTTTGTGTGTTTGCTTCAGCTACAATATCTTTTTTCATTTTGTCCAAGTCAAAGGAACGAGAACCTTCTTCCTCATATTCAATTTCAGCAACAGCTTCTTTACGAGCTTTTGCAGGAGCGGATGCTCCAATCGTCGTACCACACGACGAACAAAACTTGGGTTTGGTCACCTCGTACACGTTTTTGTGACCGCAGGAAGAACAGAAAACTTTATTCATATGAAATTTTATTGATTTGGGGCTAATAATTCAATTTTTTCTACAAGATAACTGATAATTTTATCTCTTATCACATCTTCTTTCCCAAATTCTACACTATACACTCCTTTTTTGGAACTCTGCTCGTCTTCAAATAAAGACTTAAGCCTATCAAAACCACTATTCCTAATGTCACTCTGCAAACTATCCCCACACACAAACAACTTACTCCCACGACCAATCCTTGTAAGCACAGTAGTCAATTCTCTCACACTCATATTCTGAGCCTCATCCACAATAACCACTTTCTCTCTCCAAGTACATCCGCGCAAAAAGTTAATCGGCTCTGCTTCCAGTACCCTTTTGTTTTTTAATTGCTCTTTCTCTGGCTTATTTAATAACTCATCAATCTTATCTAAAAGCGGAGCCATATATGGACCAAACTTATCATCCATATCACCTTTCAGAAAACCTATCCCCCTATCCGCACTCTCCACCACACTACGCAAATACAATATTTTTAAGTTTTTATCCGAATTATATAAATCTAAAGCACTATATACTGATAAAAATGTCTTCGCTGTCCCCGCTGGCCCTCCCAAAAACACAATCCGTGTTTTGTCATCAGTCATGATGTCATAGAATTCCTTTTGTTTCTTTGTCAATTCAATATGACCCAACAATAAGCTATTATCTTTTGCCATTTGTTTTTATCTATTACACACCAAAGCATGTAGTTTCATTTTATTATATGGCGCACCGACACTTTTTATATCAAAATCAACTTCTTTATAGCATTCACCACCCCCCGCGCTGTGTGTGTCAAGCACAAAAGTCAAAAGGTTTAAGAAAACCCCTCCCCTAAAAATAATGTCAGATAATACAAAAAAAAGCTTTTAATTGTCAGGCATCTGTGCTATACTACGCGCATGAACGAAATCAAAACTTCCTTAGTCTCCAACCTTACATTCATTGAAATAGCTGATACTCTTCGCCCTGATCAGTGGGCCGATTGGTATGTCGAATTCTCTTACCAAGGGAAAGAATATGAAGGCTCCTTACAGGCTGGAGTTCACAATGCAGAAGATTTTCACCACGATGTGATCGAATACGTTGAAGAAAAATAATTCATTTAATAGCAAAAAAAGCTTGCACCACTTAAAAAAATAAAGTAGAATACACGCATGACAGCAAACAAAGAATACTACCGCAGCGTAACTTGGGACGATGGTCGCACAGTCAGATTCAACGATGACTTTGAGGTCGAAGGCTTCACCAAGGTCACCGATGTCTGGCCTTCCGAAAGTTCTATAGCTATGAACCTTGAACAGCGCAAGGCTTTAGGCGGTGGCAAGTCCTATGGCTATCGCTACAAGTCTATGTCGAGACAGGATTGGTATGTAGATTTCGACGCAAAAGCTTACTGGGCTTCTGATAATGTCTAAAAAAAAAGAATAAAAAACCCTTGCACAGAATAAAAATCTAAGCTATACTACACCCATGACTGAGACAGATACCACTACCGACTTCGACAGATTCAACAATGAGCGCACCGCAGCAAACGCGATGAGGAGCGAGCTTTGCTTCATCACTGGTTTACTCAAATTCGATAACCCAGAAGTCGCAGAAAGAATTCAAAAGGCTCTTGATACACACAAGCAAGAGAGAGATCAAGCATGGGGATTCTAATCCGCACCACCACTAACACTATGAACTTACATAACTTCAAAGACCAAGACACCAAGGGCAAAGCCATTCTAATTCTCACTTACCCTTTCGCCATTGGTATTCACTTAGGTGAATGGCTTAGGGAGCGAAAGCTCAAGCGCATGATCAGGAAATGGATCGGAGCCGCTTGTAAAAATCCCAACGGACACGAAGCAAAGATGGTTAAGGAGTGGAGCAGTGAGCTTCGCTGGATCTACGGCAAGTAAACAAAAATAAGATGACTAAAGAAACACCACAAGCAAAAGAAAAGAGAATTCACGATTGGGCCACTGGCTCTATGCAATTAGAGTTTGACGGAGAGAACTACTTTAAACTTAACCCTTGGAGAGAGATGAGGGTTGATGGTAAGAAAGTTCCTAACCCAGACTATGGCAAGAAAATGATTATCCCTCGTGATAAGATAGACGCAGACATGGAGTTTGCTTTCGGAAGTTTCGCTCAGTATGGGTGCGACTAAAAAAGATTCGTCAAGTGAGTACAAACACGGTTAAGCGATCCGCAAGACGTTAAATAAGGAGTGATCGTGGGTCTGGCATAGCCCTCGCAGAAATATGCCACCATTTTAAATCAGAACGGTGAGAGTGTCAAGCGTTTTAGGGTAAAAAAAATAAATAAAAACATTTAAATAAAAAACGCTCTAACTCACTGAGCGACAACGACTTAGCGCGGAGCGCCCCGCCCCGCCCCGCAACTGACTGAGTATCAACGACTTACGAGGATTTTTCCCATAGTATAATCTGACCCCATGTCAAGCTTTTTGCCAAAAAAAAATAAATTAAAAAAGATTTAAAAAGGAGTTGACTCTGCCTCTAATTCAACTATACTTCTCACATGACACAGCAACAAAAATACCAGAAAGAACTTAAGTCTCAAGCTCGCAAGCTCCTCTCTTACCGCTTCGACAAAGATATGCAGTTTATGCCAGTAAAGCAGACTCGCATCATGCTTTCCAAAAGCAACAAGATCGCCAAGCTGCTCATCAACTCCTCTAAGTAATATGAAAACCTTTCTCTGCCTCTCTGGCCTCACTCTGCTCATGGTAATCGCTGGAAACCTTGAGCTTCGGGAGTGGGAGCAAGATCAAAAAATAAAAGCAGAAAACCGCCGAAATATCCTCGACAAGATCTCTCAAAACCTTTAAAATACCCCTGATGAAAAACACCACATTACCTAACTTCCGCACTTACAGAACCAAGCACTTGATTCTCTCAGTCTACCGCACGGGAATGACTTACCTCCACATCTCTGTAAAAAATAGCCAGTGGAGTCGCTACAAGTTCCAAGCTATCACCCGCGAGCAAGCAGCTAAAGCCCTCCTCGACATCCGCGCAGCCAAACGCGCAGCCAAGAGAGTAGAGGCTGAAGCCCTTGTTTCTGTCGCTTCTTACCTCTAAAAAAAATCACTTTAATAGCAAAATAGTTCTTGCATCAACCCCAAATCTAAAGTATAATTGCCTCGTTATGAAAAACACCACTACCACTACCACTACCCGCTTCGATCACGCCCTCTATGGACTCAGTGACGAAGACCTCAAGACTAAGCTCACCAATCGCGTGGTGACTTACTTCAACACCGACGAATCCTCTGTTAAGAATGACGGAGTTCGTCAGTTCGTGATCAAGTCTATCGACTACACTGGTCACGCCAAAGGCTCAGGTCGTCGCTACATCCAAGGCGAGGTTCAAGACCTCGACGATGGAGGCAAGACCAAGTTCCGCACTCTGCACGTTGGCGGGATCGAAAAGGTTAAGGGTCGCGTGGCGACTGCTTACCAGCTAGCCAAATCAGTTTTTTAATGGTGTGTGTGTCAGCCCGTCAGTCTCTTCGGAGGCTGGCGGGGTTTTTTT